TTATTCTTTAAAATCTTTTGTTTCAATATAATTTGTCACATCACTTGGTTTTGAATCTGCAATTCCTTCAGATAACATATAGATACATAAACCTCCAATGGCACTAATAAGTGCAACAATTCTTTCTGTTGTTTCTGCTGGAGCATTAAAAAATGCAACAAGTGCAATTACAACTGCACTAATACAAGCCCAAAATTTTCTACTTCCTAATTTTCTTAATAAATCTTCCTTTTTCATTTTATCACCTCAAATCACGTTAATAATTGTATTTAACTTTCTTCCTTGGTCTTTTATTATTTTCCCGTCTGCCACCATAGCGGTAGATCCTCCACCATCAAGATTTATGGCACTTACTAAATTAAATTCTTTTAGCAAATCATTTCTTGCATCTGTAAGTGTCCTGTTTTCTTTTGTTATAAGCAATATGATTGTATTATCTCTTGTATAAGCCATAATTGTATGTGGTGCAAACCTTGATATGTCTGGCAGTGCTTTTTCTAATTTTAAATTATAATCTGGATATAAAGCATTGCCGCCTATTGCCCATTTTACTTTACTTAACCTTTGTATCTCCCTGAGATTATTAAATCTATCCATAATTACATTACCCTTTTCTAAATATGCCATTGTTACTGTTTTAGTTCCCTGGTATGAGTTAGTAAAAGAGTTTTCTCCCAGTTGTTGGTTATCTTGTGCTGCTATTTTCCAAATTCCTTTTTTACTACCAGGATTTTTCATGTCAAAAAAAGTTCCATTTATTGCAAACTTTCTTCGCAGTTCTCCCATTTTTCTACCTGCTACAAATTCTATTCTTATACTTTCAGGGTTTGTTTCTATTACGTGAAAATTACCTTTTTGATAATATCTAGTATTTTTTAATTTTTTTTTAGGAGTTTTGCGACAATTACTGCTACTTCAGCCCTTGTAATTTTTTCATCTGGTTTAAAGTTTCCATCTTCATAACCTTTCATAATTCCAGCTTCTTTTACTTCGTCTATTTCTTTTTCTGCCCAGTGATTTTTATAATCTTTTTCCATATCTTTTTCCTTTCCAAATTCTGAATTTTTTGATAAGTCAATTTTCCACTCTATAGGCTTTTCAATATCCTTTTTAAATTGCCACCATTTAGCCCAGTTATTGTTGCGGAAATTATGAGGGCAATCTTTACGGCTTACGTCATAATGTCTCACAACTTTACTTGCAGGTATTTTGAATTTTTCCATCAAGTTTTTAGTAAGCTCTAATGTGTTTTTATAAACTTTATCTTGGTCACTATCTGCATTTACACACATTTCAATGCTAATTGAGTTTGAGTTTGTGCAGCCATTTAAATACCTGCCATAACCTTGATTATCTCCCACAGACCAAGCCACAAAGCTATCTCCTATAATTTGTATAATCTCTTTTTCATCTACATAGTAATGAGCTGAGCCATACCTTTTAGCACCTTGCAAATATTTAAAGTGAGCCATAGCATCCGCCCCTTTTGAGTAATTTCCTGTATAGTGGATAACTATAAACTTTATATCGCTATACGGTCTTTTTTTGCCTATCTGTCTTGAATTTGATATAGGCTTAAATATAAATTTCATGTCTGTACCTCCTATTTAAGCATTGGAAACAGAAAATATATAAATGCACCTATAAAAATGCCAATAGCTACTTTTATTATTGCATCTATAAAATTCTTTGTTCTCTCATTTGGTTTAATGTATTGGTCGGAAAGTCTTTCATTATATAACCTGTCTAACTTGTCATCTGTCTTTTTTGTTGTCCTGTCTATGTTTGATAAATCCTTTTTTATAATCTCTATATTTAAGTCTTGTCTTCTGCTTAATTCTTTTTGTTCATCGATTTGCTTTCCGTGCATTTCTATTCGCTTGTCCTGCGTCTTGTCGTTCTCTTCTAACTTTGAGATTCTTATTTCATGATCCGTTATCTTTTCATTTTCCATTAACTCACCTCTTTTTGCGTATAAAAAAAATAGCCCTAAGACTATCTGTTTAATTTTTTTAATTGTGGTATAATATATATGAATGAGGACACCGTTTAAGACGGTCGCCCTACAGGTTATATTTCTATACCACCAGTAGTAACGATACAGGTGGTATTTTATTTCCTAATCTTTTTTAAAAAGTGATAGGATAGTTACAATTAAGCTAATGAAAGCTATCAATAAAGATATTTTTTCATATAAGCCCATTGTAACACCTCCCAATAAAATTATTGGGCGAACCATCTGTATGTCCTCATACATATTTTACATTCTTTAGCCTTCAATTTCAATTGGCATGCCGTCTGCATCAAGCCCTAGAGCCTTTAAATCTTCAAGGACTGCTTCTCTCCAAATACTTGGCACTTGTCTTACCTTTTTATTTTCAGGATTACAAGTTCTTCTTTGTCTTGAAACTAATCCAACGTATAAATCTAGCATATTTACACCCCCTTTAACTAAAAATTTGTATAAAAAAAGACTTGCTACTGCAAATCCAATTAATACACTACTTGATTTTCTTTCCATTCTCATCATATCCTTGATTTTTAAGTTCTTCTATGACTTTTTCTCTTAAATGTGCAGGAACTAACTTAACTTCCTTGTTCTTCACATCACAAGTTCTTTTACCTCTAATAACTAATCCTACATATAAATCAATCATGCTTGACCTCCTAAAATAGTTTCATAAATTGTAGCTAATACTTCATCTGTCTTTTCTGCTCTTTCTAAATTCGTTTCATAATTTGTTGCAACAGCTTCAGCAAGAGCCATGTTACCCTCATTAATCTTTTTAAGTTCCTCTAGGATTGCCTCAGAATCCCCGCTAGCTTGCAATTCTTTTAAAGATTTTTCGTTTATAAATTCAATTGCCATAATTTCCTCCTTACATATAAGCCCCTACAAATCCGTAGAAATAAGACGTCTTACCCTCTGGTGTATCTGCCCTATCAATCCTTATGTCAACTCCAATGCACCATTTGTCAGCAGTTTTTGTTTTAGTTTTAAAATTGTACTTTTGACCTATCAACTCTTCTGGTACAATTTCCCAAGTTGGGCTAGAGTCTTTTGCATTGAGTGCCACCTTGACAGTCATCTTTGCACCTTTGGCTAATTCTGTTAATAGGTTAACTACAACTGCTGACGGTTGGGCATCAACTTCTTTGGTAAGTCTATACCAACAATAATTAATTTTTTTAGAAAAAGTAATGTAGCCTGTTCCCTTTGCCCCAAAGGAGTCAGTTGCCTCAATCTTAATCCTATGCTAGCCATTTAAAAGTTTGGCATAGTCTAATTTACCAACATTAACTCCTATTGATTGGTCTGGTGTAACTTTTCCAAGGTCTTGTACTTGCACGTCGTCTACATAGACCTTAACTGTGATGTCATCTCCATCTGGGTCATTAGCCTTAAAAGAGAAACTAAAAGGTTTATTTTGCTCCCCTAAGTTGGAGTTAGTTATTGTGACTACTGGGTTTGTGTTGACCTTTTTAAAGGTGTATCGTCTTATAGCACTTGCCCCGTTGGAGTCAGAAACTGTAATCTCGATGGTATTGGTCTTGTTGAGTTCTAACTCGTCAAATTTTGCCTTGTCAATGTCAATCTCGTAAGACTCGCCTTTTGTAGCGTTATTGATTGTCCTAATTGTTACTGAATTGAGTTTTACTGTAACGTTTAAAGTCTCGTTATTGTCTGGGTCGTCTACAGAAAAGACCTTTTTAAAAGGTGCTTTAAATCCTCCCAAGTCCTCATCTTTGTCAGAGATACTTGGTTCTTGGTTTGCTATGCCCTCGTAAACATACCAGTAATCTCCACTTTCTCCGTCATTAGGATAAGCGTTCCTATTAGTTGATGTAACCGTGTCAAGCCTTGAGCCTTTATTTGACGGATTATTGGGGTCTAAGACTAATTTATCAGGACAGAAACCGGCATGACAACCATCTCCCAAATCAGAAAAAGTAAGATCTCTCATACCACTTAGCACATAATATTTTTTATCGCCGTTGTATCTTGAATCTTTATCATAAAAATATCCATTTTCAGCATATTGTTTAGCATCGTTGAAACGTTTTGTTACGTCTTTTTTAAATGCCTCGAGGGTTTTTGATTTTGAGCCATATTCGTATGAGGAAATAATTCGACTATCACGATATCCGCTATAGAATTGGTTTTCTAGTAGGATTTCCCCATTATGCAACTTTGATTTTGAGAATACCGGTGGTACCGTATAATACCAAGTATATCTACCACCTTCATCATATCTTAAGTACGCCAGTGTATAATATCCCTCGCCGACTGTTTTCAAGTTTGGCTTAATTTCAAATTTTCCCCATTTATATAAAGTCATCTTTCATCACTCCCTTCTATATCACAAACCTTGCCATTTGTTGGTCGTAAATACCTTCAAATTGTTCTGTGCCATCTAAGCGTTTAAAATCAACCTTAAAGTTATTGTACCTACTATCTGTTTGAATTGACGTACCCATGGCGGCAATCCTTAAAGCCAAATCTTGTATTAAATCCCAGTTGCCTCTTACAGTCTGGTTTGTCCTGTCTTTCCCAGCTAAATCCATGAGGTCTAGCTGACTTGCACAAATCATTGACCTATCAATATTGATATTAATAGTGTCAACATTAGATACCACCACGATTATATCCATAGATATTTCAACCATTTCTTGGTCGTGGACTGGTATATAATCTGCATGGTCGTCATAATATGCAACTCCATATAGGATTTCGCCCTTTCTCGGGTCATGAGCAAATAGACCAACTTCAGACATCAAAAATCCCTTTTTTGTCTCGTGATTAGTTATTGCAAGACTAATAGTGCTTGTTCCGTAGCCATTAGCCTTTATCCCTCTAATGTCAACTTCTTGGACTTCTTCCACCAACTTATCCATCACAAAAAGGGCTGCAGTACTTTCAATTTTTCCAGTACCAATTGCCGCCCTTGTAAAGTTTAAAGGCTCGCCTGTTTGGCAATAAGCCAATAGGTCTCGTCCCTTTTCAGTTAGATAAAATCTTCCTCTTTGCATTTCTACTCCCTTCTTTTATTAAAAAAGAGAAGCCTAAAGCCTCTCTAATTAATCTTACTATTTAAATTTTAGAACAAATCACTATGCGTACCTAAATCAAATAATTCAAGTACCAATATATCTTTTTCTATCTTATATACAAGTAATAAATCATTTTTAACATGGCATTCTCTATAACCAATATAGTCGCCTTTTAATTCATGATCTAGATATTTTTTATCTAAAGTTTTAAGATTCTGCAATTCTCCAATTACAAACCTTAACTCTGATATATCTTCCTTTCTTTTGCGAATCTTTTTAAGACTCTTCTTAAACCTATTTGTTTGATAAATTTTCAGCATAGATTTCCTCATCAATTTCCCTTAAGATATCATCAAAAGAATTATAAGGACCTAATAAAGAATTATCACTAACACTAATTTCAAAAGGAATCCTTTGTTCGCTTACAACTTTTCTAACATAGATAGTAAATGCAGATGTTAAATCTAAACCAAGCCTATTACAAGTGTCTTTCATTTCTTCCTTAAGTTTTGAATCAATTCTAAAATTTATACTAGACATACTCATATAATCACCTCTTGTAATTATATTGTATCACATAGTACTTAAAACTTAAATAACAAATCCCTTTTTGTTAATATCATATATTCCCTCAAAGTTTTCATCCTCATTCAAAGTCTTAAAATCTTTTGAAAAATCGGTCTTCATTTTAGACCAAATTATATTTTCTCCATAAAATAGCTTTTTAATATCCTTCCCTCTATAAAAAACATTTTTAGTCCTTAAAAAATCCATATCATCACCTAATAAGTTGCATATATAGTGTTAGGATTTTTTGTAGTCAGATTATTATAATCTTCAAGGCTCATCTCAACTACATCAGGTTTTTTATCGAGACTTTCTCTTAATTCTATTGTCCTTTGGATCAGGTCGGATATCCACCATTTAAGTTCCCTTGATGATAATGTAGACCACTTTTCGCCTCCGGTTCCTGGTGTGAGTTTTACATTTGCAACATCCCTAGATGTTATCTTATTATTCCAACTATCTATCATGGCTCGGGTCACGTTATTTTTCTCTGCCCCGTCCTCAATACCTTGTAGCTTTTTAATTTCAGCTTGTGTTATTAAACTTGGAGATATCTCGACATAAGCACTTCCAGACCATCTGTAAATATTTTCTGTGGATAAATCTACATAGATTTTGCCCTTTTCTCCACTGCTTGGAAAATTAGCTTTACTTGCAAATTCCAACACATCATCAACATAGGATGGCAACTGTTCAGCAGGTACTTTTCCATCACCGCCTAGACTTGCATATCCATTAGCCTTTCCCTTGTTTGCTGCGTTTTCTGCAGTGTAGTCAAGTTGTCCAGATGTTACCTCTTCCTTAGTTGCATAGGTCTTTTTGATATCCTCGCTCTTTGCATAAGGTGTAAGGTCGTACTCTCTTATAGCCTTTTCTGGTAGTTGCTCTTCTGGAACTTTCCCACTTCCATCAAGAGCTGCATATCCATTGACCTCGCCTTTGTGGATAGTGCTTTCTTTTTTGTCTAACTCCATGATGTAGACATCAACAAAATCATCAAATTCCTTGCTGCCTACATATTTTTCAAGTTCGCCATCAATCGCTTTTTTGAGGTTAGTAAGTGCAGATATTTTTGCATAGGTGCTTTCTAAATCCTCACTTTTTGCATAAGATGTAAGGTCATAAGTGGTATCCTTTAAAGCTTCTTCCGGGAGTTGGTCTATTGGGATTTTTTTATTGCCATCAAGACTTGCAAGTCCGTTAGCTACCCCTATAAGACCTTCAAGGTCGTCAGTATTTTTTATAAGCTGATTTAGGATATCCTTTAGTAATTTCTTTTGATTATTGAGTGTGATTGAGTTAGCTTCTAAGTTGCTATCCTTATCTAGTTTGTTGTTCCAAATCTCTTTTTCTTTATCAGTCACAAATCTATGGCTTGGGTCGGTTTCGATTACCCCTGCCTTGTGGATTTCTGGGTGGGTATAAACTGTGTCCTTGTCGTCATCAAAAACAACTTGACCGTCAGAATTGAGTTTTAAAACTTGACCTGCTTTTCCACCCTCTGGCATTTTAACTCGGTTAGAAATTGCCCTTAAAATCTCAACTATGGAGTCCTTATTGGTGTTAAGTTCAGCAGCAATTTCCCTAAAAGTATCGTACTCTTTTGGAGCGTCTTTTAAAATATCGTCTAGCTTGTCTATAAGTTCTTGAGGTTTAAAAGTTAGGTACTCATCAAGTGGTACTCCCTCTTCGGTGTAGACTGTAGATGTAAAAATGTGTGGAGATACTACTGCAAACTCTCCAGTAGTCTCATCATAAGCAAGGAGTTTCTTTCCCTTAAAAACTTGATTAATATCATTTATTTTATTTTTCATACTTCATACGCACCCCACTTCCATCTTCAACCTCTAAAAACATTCCCTCACGGTCAAGTGTCCAAACCTCTGGCATAATAGCAACTCTCTTAATTTTCCTATGATAAGTTGCAATCCCCATATAGATAGGATTTTCAAACTCCTTATCCTCAACCTTATTAGGCAAGACCTTATAATGTTTAGCCTTTTGACCATACATGCCATAATAGATGGTTTGGTCTCTTACAAACTTAACTTTTATAAACTGTGTTAAATTCGCAGGAATTATATCCCTAACCTGTCTGCCAAGGTCATCAAGGTCAAAATATAGAGACTTCTTAACAATTACATCTATCTCTATCCCATACCTGTCATAATCTAGGGATAGCTTGTAATTGTCCTTACCTAAGTAAACATCAAGCCACTTTAAAAATGTCCTGTGAGTCCATCTTATTTTCTTGTTCCAAAGGAGATAAACCCTCTTCCTCCTGTCTTCAAGAGATTCCTTTTTACCTGGCTCAATCCCAAGAATTCTTTCATCTCCTTACGTTTTTTTCATGACCCACTAGAAATCTTTGATTTCTTTAGTAGGTCAGATGTCGACTTGTTTCAAATCTATGATTTATCAAAAATCGACTACGAGTGTTACAGTCTCACAGGTGGATAAGTTTTACGTCTTTCCAAGACAATATAAAAGACGACCTTTTACAGTCGTCTTAAAGCCATATTTATATAGTTGTTTTCAATAAAAAAGCACTCCCAACATAATTGTCAGCGTGCTTTTAGTATTTGACTACCATTTCTCCGTTTTTAATTCTATAATCTTGCTTTTGAACTCTTCTCATATACTCGTTAAATATATCCTCAGGTGTATTATCTTTAAGGACAATATATTCATATCCATTTTTTGTAACTGCCTTTTTTTCTGACAAATAAGGTATAAACCTAGGTTCTAACATTATTCTCCTCAATAATCTTATTTGACAGAGCATTAGCATTGCTTTTGTTAGCAAAATCTTTTAAATATTCAATATTTGTTTTCTCTATTGATGAGTTTGAAAAGACCTTTGGATTTATAAAACAAGGATCAGAGTCCCATTCTCTTCCTTTTATCTTTGAATCTGGATCAGATAAAATTCTTTTGCTCTTATCTATAAGTTCTTTTGGTATATCCTCTATAATAGCTTGACCCCTTAAAACAGACATTGCAAATACAGTGACAAATCCTTTTGAAATTTTTGGCGGAGCATTCTCTCTTTTAGTGTCAATAAGTGCATACCTACCATCAGATAATCTCACCGCAACATCTCCATTTTTGTAGTATCCTAATGCACTATCAAATTTCAACAGTTGTTTCTTCATACCAATCACCACTCATTTTAAAAACTTTTATACCTTTGTCTTTTAGCTTTTTTATAACTCTATCGTCGACAAATGCACCTTCATCTTCGATAAAGCAAACTTCCTTAATATCATCAGCATTTAATTCACCATGATATTGTAATTCTACATATCTGATGCTGGTATCTTCTACGAAGTCTGATAAATTTGGACTATTTTTACTATTCACAAATAAATTAGCAATATCTTTTAACCTATCATTTCTAATCCCACATGCACTTGGGTTACCTGCATCACCTGCAACAGTCATATTATTAATAGCAAATCCCAAACTATCGTCAATTGTGTAAGTAACTTTGCCTGCCAACTTGTTTTTGTCAAAATGCACAACGCAATTTCCATATTGCCCTACACTAAAATCACGCCTATCTTCTGCAAAATTCTTATGACCTAAATAGTCATATTTTTCTCTTTCAGAAGCACTAAGCTTTTTGTTTCCTACTCCAAATAGTTGTTTGGTTGCTTTCTTTCGATATTCAGCATTTAAAGCTCCACCACTAGTATTTGTTTCGAATTGATTTTTAAACCTTCCATCATCTAGAATCTTTTCTAAAACACTTGAATCCACTCTAATAGCATATTCATTAGAATCAACTAATTTTTTAATTCCTTTAGATACAGATTCTATTTCATTTTCTGACAATTCTTGTCTAATTACATTATTTTCCCATTTTTCTTGGTGTTCTTTAAATCTTTCTAAAGTTTTAGGTAATTCTTTTTTATCTTTATTAACTTTGTTAGTTTGACCTGTTCTATTATTTTTATTATACCCACTTTTACTTGTTTTTTCACCCATTACATACTTTTTATACCAATTTTCATAATTTATATTTTCAACAATTTCTGTCTTGTCAGTTTTAGGATTTCTTGCAGATCTCCCTACATTTTTATCTAGTTGTCTTTCTAAATTATCATCAAAAAATGGTATTGTGTCAGTCCTACAATTGGGATGAAAAGGTGGAGCAGTTATACCTACTCTATAATCTTTTATATCATAGGTTTTTCCATCTTGACTCCTGCAGATGTCACTTGTCTTAAGGTCAAGAGTTGCTAAAATCTCATACTTCTTAACCCCAATTCTCTTATAGGAGTCTTGAGTTGCCTTTGATGATATAGCAGCGGTTTCTGTATAAACAAGTCTTGATGCTGCAGCCTTTGAAACACCAAATTGTTTTTGTATTTCTTTTATGCTCTCTTCTGGGCTTGCTCCCCTTGCAATATTTCTTATTAAGCTATCTTTTAAGGAATTTACAAGTTTATCCCCTCTTTCCCAAATTCTTTCAGAAAATTCTCTTCCATCACTGGTCCAGGGATTGTTTAATATAATTTTTAAATCTTCTTTAGAAATTTTCCGAACACTGTCATAGCCTGTTATTCTTTGGAGTTCGTAAAGTTCCTTATAATATCTTCTTTCATAAGTCCTACCCAAATGTGCAAAAAGGCCTTTTTCTTCTCTTGACATAAGCCCTGCCACAGTCTTTTTTATCTCAACTTCCATTGCTTGTAGCCTTGATATCCTAACTCTACGAGAAATTATATTGAGTTCTCTTTCTATCTCAGGAGTGATATTTCCTTGAGATTTTTTAATAAATCCCTCTAAACCCATTTTAAAGAGGTCTAGCTCCTTATCATTTAGTAGCTTTTTAGCATCAAATAAAGAAATGCCACCTGCTTCTTCTTGAAGTTTGCTAAGGTGGTTATAAATCTTCTCATCAATATTATTAATTTCTTGCTCGTAAAGCTTTCTTAAATCCCTAACATACTTATCAGCATCTTTATAGATCTCTTCATTTATCTTCCCTATTCTCTTTTCCCAGTAAGTGATCATGACCTTCACCGCCTAAGCTCTTATAGTCATCATAATAATCAAGGACCTTTTCTTTTTCTTTTTCAATCCTTTTTAATTCTTCAGTTACATCTTCCACAAAAGGATGTGCTGCAACTAAAGTTTCATTAGAAATAATTCCTATTGAATTTCTAATCATTTCAATTGTCGACTCGTCATTTACCATAATACTTCTTTTAAACTTAACTTCTATATCTGAAAAATCAATTCCAACAATATCAGCAATCCAAGAGAATAAGTATTCAAAGGATGCTGTAAATTCCAACTCTAAGTCATTGGCATCTAATTCCATGTCAGAATACATTGCCTTGATGTTTAAAGTATTAGGGGCATTGTTTGTCCTTTCATTGTCTAAGTACAAGCTTCTTGCATTGTGAGCAATAGCTTTCTTTATAAGTTCTATTATTACCTTATAGTTCTCAGAATTAACAGTTACTTCAAGAGTGTCAACTCCTCCGTCGCTTCCATCTGCAGTCCTAACCTTAATAGCTGTATACTGTGCAAGTTTTTCCCTAAATTCCCCTAGGTCTTCACCCTCATAGTTCTTTAAAACTAATATTGAATTCATAGGGTTTTCAAACATATTGTCAGCATAATTTGATAGCAAGAGATTAAGTGCATCTTGCAAGCACCTAATCCTATCAAGTAGTGTTATTTCGTTAGGCTGTTTAAAATATACAAAAGGTAACTTCTTATAACTGTATAAGCTCCCTTTCCTTTCAAGATATTGCTCATCTTTTAAATAAGTAAGCTTGCCATCCTTATAATTAAAGACCTTAATTCCGTCTAACATATAAACATATACATAATACTTGACCTTTAACTCAATAGCTTCAAATTCACTCTCACTTACTACCCTTATAACTGCATCAAGACTTTCATGGTTATCGTCTGACCATTCAGGTATAACAGTCATTGGATCTAACCTCTTGTACTTGATGTCTTTGCCATCAGTGTAAAGATACATCCAGCCAAAGGCAGTATTATAAGAGTCAATAGCTATCTTGTTTAGAGCTCTCATGAACCTGTTGTCAATAAATCCATCTAAAAAGTCTATAGCTTCCTTATTCTTAGAATTAATATTAGGTCTTTTCGATAAAACATAGGACCTTTTTTGGTCTAAAGCTCTTGAATACTGATTATCCTTAATAATTGTATTTGGTAAATTCTTAATCGTTGTCAAGTTCCCGTTTTTGCCAATAACTGCTCTCTTTTTATCATCAATTCCCTGCTTATAGTTATAATAATCAATTCCAGTTTGCATCTTAGCCTTGGTTTCTTCAAAGCCTGAAAGCTTACTTTCTAAGTATTTTACAAGCTCTTCATTGTTTAGTAATTCTAAATTCAAACTTCCACCTCCTAAAATCCTACAAGAGAGCCTCTCATATCTTCAGAGAGACTATACCTAGTGGCGTCTATCGCGTGATTATCTTTATCTTCCAGTTTATTCTTTGGATTTCCGTCCTTATCAACTGCATAGTCTATGTTCTCAAATTCTTTTGCAGTGTTAGGGCATCTCTTGGGATCTATAATAATTTTCTCCAAATCATCAAGCCACTTTTCCCCATACTCAACTGAGCCTGGTCTTTTATTGGCACCATAGATTTTCAAGTCATAATCCCACATCTCGTCAATGGACTTAGGTTCAGCAGAATCGGCTATTATCTTTGTGTCATTCCACCCATTTTCTTTGATTTTTTGAGCTGCACTCCTATTTGATAGTTTGACTTGGTAAAGTTCGTCAAAAATAAATATTCTTCTCCTCGTCTTGTCATAATATAGCCTAACAAAGGCAAAGGGATCATTGGCGTAACCCCAGTCAATGCCTTGCCTAATATTGTCAAAGCTTAAAAGTTCCTTTGTTGAAATCTCCCTAAATTCAAGATTATCAAAGGGCACTACACCCGAACCTATAGGTTCACCAAGATACTCCCACCTATACTTTAAAGGTTTGGTTTCTCTTATATGTTCTGTCTCTTCCCTAAAGGCCTTTGAAATATAGGGATTGTCTAAATAGCAGGAGTGGTGCACAAAGGTATTTGCGGGCAAGAAATTTGTCTCATACCTCTTATTAACCCAAGACTGCTTTCTTTTTGGTGGATTGTAGGAGTAATAAAATTTATATTTTAGATCCCCATCAAGTTCCCCACGCAGGATAGAATTTTCAATCATAGAAACTTCATCTTCTGTCTTAAATTCTGAAAGTTCTTCAATCCATAATCTAGCTATTGGATACTTTGCCATCTTAATAGATTTTATCTTTGCAGGATCGTCAGTCCCTCTAAAAATAATTGCATTACCCCTTGGAGTATATGTAATTTTAAGTGGACTAATATTAAATTTAAAAAATTCATTTAAGTTTAATTGGTCAATCGCTTCTTTTATCTGTTCATAGCATGATTCTGGCAAGGTATTACCAACTTTTCTTACACATAGTACAGTTATAGGATATTTGATAATATCCAGAATTATCTCTTGAGCAATAAAGGAGGACTTGCCAGAAGCACGACCACCCTTTAAAACATATTTGAGGTAATCATCATTCTTAATTATTTTATGGAGGTTTATGAAGCTTTTTGTAAAGACTTTGGATAATTTAATCTGTGTCATCAACTATCACTACCTGACTAGCGGATTTAAGTTCAACCTTATCAGTCCACATGTCAAACCTTTTACCCAAGAGTTCTCCCGCCTTTATAGAGTCCTTGTTTTGTGTAGGAAGTTTTAAGATTTCAGGCCTCTCTTCAATTCCCAAAAAGTTTCCCTTATTATCAAAGCTAGGCTTTTTTACCATAACAACTTGATAGTCAATTTCTTCTCTCCTAAATTGCCTTGTAAGTCCTCTTAATACTTCTCTTTGGTCAGCAATGAGTTCTTCATCAAGCTCTTTCATCTTGTTTTCAATATATTCCTTGACTTCTGGAGTATTAAAAAGACAGCTTGCTGCTGCAGCTGCCGTCTCTATATTTTTAATGTTCTTATAAAATTTTAAATAACTCTTCGTCTCCTGTTGCCAGTGATAATAAAATCATCAGCAACTTGCTTTTGTTTAATTGTCAATACCATTATTACCACCTTTCTTACATAATAAAAGAGACCTGCAAAAGCAAACCTCTTTAAAGGAGAAATTTTGTCGTATTCTGATTGAAATCCTTATATTATGAACCCACTAAATATTACATTCTTTCATAATATATACTATCACACAGAAATCGCACAAAACGCACAAAATTATTTGTTTCTAAATAATTGCTTTCCTGTTTGAACTTTTCCTTTTTTAAAATAATTTTTATAAATTTCATTATTACAATATAGCATATGAAAATTAATGTTGAAATTAGGTTTTTTAGATATATCACTAACTTTTAAAAATTTTCTTTTGAATTCATTTGCACTTTTATTTTTACAGTCAAATAATTTGTAAAGATCATTAAGTGTTTTACACTCGTTCAAAGACCCTACCAATTCATCTTCAAAATTTTGGTTTTGAATATATATATTGACTTTATTAGCGTTTAAAAGCTTTAGATTAGAGTTTATTCTGTCTACATTTGTTTTATTGAGAATGTCAGCATCTAAAACAATTGATACACTATTGTACATTAAACCTATTATATTTGTATTGAAATCATTTTGAGCTAAATTATGAACAATTATTTTTGCTGGATATTTTAACTTACTTTTAAAATCTTTAAAAAACTTTTCTTCTGTATTTCCCTCAACAATTATCAGATTTTTTAAACTACTCATTTCAATCTCTCCATAAATCGTCAATTTCAGGATAAGTTTCAAAATAATTGTTTTGTACATACAGTTTTAAGTTCCTATCATTCTTATTTAATTTCTTTTCAGGATTAACAACATCAATAACGCCATCATTTCTAGTAAAGAAAGTATAAGAATGAATTGGAACGTTTAAATCCAGCACATTTTCATTGTGAGTTGTTATAAAAATTTGGGAATCTTTATTAGATTCAATAAGTTTTAGAATCAAATTATTACTTAGTTCAGTATGCATATATGCCATTTGTTCATCTAAATAAACTGTTCCAGGAAATGAATTAAGATTTTTTAAAATATAACTCATCTCAATAGCTTCAATCGTTCCTTGAGATAACCTGTTGTCCTTAATGTTTTTCGGGTTAGATTCCTCTACTAAAACCCTTTCTCCATTTTTAAATACAATATAATAATCGTCCTCTTTAATATTATCATTATCTTCATCATTGAGGCTTGTAGATTCAATCATTCTTATTGAATCTATAGAGTTATCTATAATTTTTAATATTTTTTCAGTCTCTTTCAATAACTCATCTGAAATATTCGGATTAATTGAATTTTCTGTAAAAGAAGCAAACCTAAAATAATAAGCAAAGTTTTTTATAAAAAAGAGTTTAAAGTCAGATTTTTCTTCTTCAAAAAATGAGTCAATGACTTTTGATATTATTACTTTATCTTTTTCCAAAGAATATACGTCATTAGATGTTTCAATAGTAGACTCTTGATCTAAATACTTTTTATGGCTATCTAAATTTTTAGATTTCCTTAATTTAGTGTATTTTAACTCTTCTATATACTTATCTTGTTTTACTTCTAATAAATAATTAAATAAATATTTACCTTCTACAAATAATATTTCACACCTTGAATTCTTTTTTTTGTCGTAAATTTTCTTTATTATAGAACTTGGTCTGCCTAATAATAAATTTTCCATTTCACATATAACTTTACCAAATGTAGTTTTTCCTGTGGCGTTCCCACCCATTATTATATTTAATTTTTTATATTTTATTTTAGGTGCACATTTAATTCTTTCATTGCCAACTATACTTTCACCTTGGAGTCTATCAATAGTAAAATCAATTTCAAAGTTATTAAACATACAAATATTATCAATTTTCATATTTAACAAAATCATAATTTACACCTCCAGATTTACTATCTAACAAATTCCAAAAAATGGAATTTGTCCTTATTTAATTATAGGCTTAAAATTTAAAAAAGTCAAAGATTTATGCTTATATTTCAACATAAATCTTATAAAAATCTATTATGAATCATTCTTGCATAAGATTCATTTGAACTTCCCAATTGTCTTGAAATATATACCCAACTCTTGCCCTCAATGTATCTAAGTTGAAAAACCAATCTTGTCCTAGAGTCCTCAATACCATCAATAAATTCCTCTATCTCAAGTCTTAACTTCTTGCATCTTCTAATTCTACGAGTAAGCCTAGTTCTTATCTTCTCTATGTATTTGTCATCTTCAATACCAAATATCTTAAGTTCATACTGGTTATAAGGAAACTCAGAAGCAGAAGCAATGACCTTGTCAGAAGTTTCTTTCCCCTTTAAATTATTAAGTTTATTTTCTAATTCTTTAATTTCAAGGCACAAGCTCCTGTATTGCCCTAACTGCTCCCTAGTCATTATTTCCCCCTATAACAATAAATATAATCTTCCCAAATCTCTATATAATATCCTCATTTAAAGTCCCAAAATCATCATCTTCCATAGGCTTTAAGACTAACATCTTACTTGCACTACAATCTGGCAACTCTCCAATGTCAGCAACTATTGCACCTGGTATTTTACTTTTAATAGCCTTTATATATTTGTCTCGACCTAAATCGGCTTTCTCTTTATCGTAAATTACAATTAATTTTTCCATTTTTCCCCTATGCGTTAAAACATTAACATTTCTTAACATTTTCTAAATTTCACTAATTTCCAAATCAGAATATTTAAACTATAAAATCTTCTTTTTTAACACCTGATGATATCTATCTATTAAAAACTCATTGTCTTTAATAGCTTTTCAATACTTTATTTCTGATATCTATAAATAGCAATACATTTGTAAACACTGTGCCATACTTTGAGTGAAACAATACCCAAAATGCTATTTTTTTAGATAGTCATTGCCTTATAAATATACGTGTTATAAATATTCGCAATTGTTCTTTTGTTTTTTCCAGTGAAAAAATTACATATTTGTTTTTAAATTTTATATTTTTAATTACATTCGTTCTCAAGATAAACACTTCTATTTAATTTAGCATATTGCCATAGGCTATACCTTTAAGTTTTCTATTAACATGAGTATTGCTCCACTCAAAATGCGGCACAAAAATTCTAGTCAGTGTAGATATACACATTATCTTTCATTCTTTAAAAACTACATCATCTATAATTATTTTTTAAGTTAAATTCTTGGCAACCAGTTAAATTGTGATATTAGATTCTGTCAAAAACTTCAAAATTATCTCTGTATAACTCACACTTTATTTCTTTCTTTCTTTTTTTTACATTTACCGCTTCCATTGTCTTTAGTCCTCAATTTCTATTAGCTTGTCTTGTTCAGCTTCATTTAATATAAAATCAATAGCACGATAATATCTATCTCTCAAAAACTCATTATCTTTATGCGTTTCTTCAATACTTTTCTTCAGTTCATCTAAACTACCTTGAAAACAACCAGTAGTCCAAATATCTAAATTAACCCAATAACTTATCTGATTGTTTTTTCTTGTTGTATCTACTTGAACACTTATAATTTTTTGACCTATTATATCTTGTGTATTACACCAATTAAGTTTTGCATTTTTTAAATTTGCATAACTTAAATCTGCATCTGCTAAATTTACATCTTTTAAATCTGCATCTGCTAAATTTGCACATCTTAAATCTGCATTTCTTAAACTTGCATGTCTTAAATCTGCATCTGCTAAATTTGCATCTTTTAAATCTGCATCTGCTAAATTTGCACATCTTAAATTTGCTCTTTCTCCCTTTGCATCGCCATTAAGCCATAGTTCATGTTTTCTTAATATTTCTTGTAATTTTTCTTTATCCATTGCTATCTCCTTAAAATGGTACATCGTCATTATTCACTGGTATAAAGTCGCTGTAATCTGTGCTTGTCTGTGCTTCTTGCCTTGAACCTATAAAGGTAAAGCCCTCTACTATTACATCTGTCGTATAAATAGTTCTTCCTTCTTTATCTTCGTAGCTTCCTGTTTGTATATGTCCTTCAATTCCCAATTGGTTACCCTTGCCTACATAATTTGAAAGAGTTTCAGCTGTTTTTCCAAAGGCTATGCAACCTATAAAGTCTGCGGTTGGTCGGTTATTTCTTTCTGCTTCTTGTCTTTTTTCCTTTGTCAATTTTCTATTTATGGCTAATGTAAATCTGCCTAATGCAACTTGTGATGTGGTATATCTTAATTCAATACCTTTTGTCAGCCTTCCTATTAAATTTACTCTGTTCATTCTTCTGCCTCTCTTTGTCCTTAAATCTCAATGAACGTATATTCTCGACCATATTTTTTCAAAAATATTTTTTTCTTTAATTTATAAACTTCTGTCTTTATGCCCTTTACATCTTCAACTATCCAAGTTTCTTTTTCCCTATCCCAATATTTAAAATCTGCTACATATTCAATTTTTCTATGAGTAACTCCATCTAGTTTAAATTTATCTTGTAATAAAAATCTTGGCTGTAATTCCAATTCTTTTATAATTCCTGCCCTCTCTAGCAGTTTTAATTCTTGGTATCTTGCAGCTTCTTTTCTGCTATCAAATTTTATTCCGTCAACTTTTGTTTTAATTGAGTTGTACTTGCTTCCTGTCAAAGATAACTCATTCCAAATACTTTTATAAACTCTTCCCTACTGTGTTTTCTTTCAAATAGTTTTTGACCTCTTTTTTTGCTCCAGTTCATGAGTTCTTTTTCGTTGTGTATCTTGTTATGGCAAGCTCTACAAACATTAATCCTTAATTTGTATTTGTCGCTTAATTTTCTATTGGCTATTCCTGGTATTAGGTGATGTTCTTCTAAGTAGTCATACCTGCCGCATATTTCACATTCTGCACGCTCTTTCAATAAAATAACCTCTCAAAATTCTTTGGTATAATCAATTATCGTTACTCCTACTTCACTTGCTTTTTTTAAGAAATAGTCAATTAAGTTTGTCATTTGCTTTGTGTCGAATTTACTTGACCCTAAAAAACATCTTAAAAGTATTTTGTCATCTTTTTCATCTAAAATTTTGTAGGCTCTAAAGGCTTGTTTGAAGATTTTTAAACTCTTTTTTGGTATTATTACATCTTCAAATTCAACTCCTGCCTCTTCAATTCCTTGAATATATAAGTCCCACCTAGAAATCTCTGAGGGTATGCCATTAACCTTTTTGTCAATATCCGATATTATCGCCCATAGTAAATTATTTTGGTCAAGTGTACGTGATTTCTTCGCATTTGAAATATTTATATTGAGTAGGTCATCGCCCTTGATTTCGCCGATTTTATTTATATCTAGATATCTTTCTAATTCAAAGGTAACCTGTGGCTTGCCATCTATACTGTAATTTAAGTTTTTTAGTCGTCCTTTAACTTTCATCTGACACCTCTGCTTGTGCTATATCAACAATAGTTACTGAATTTTGGCAATTACTCTGTAGTTCTATTTCAATAATTTCTTTGCTCTCTGTTTTTCTGAATATAATTGCGTTTATGTGCTTGTAGACTATTCCCGCTGCTTTTACCTTCGACCTATTTTTCATTGCTTTTAAAGCTTCTTGATAAATCACGCTAATCTCCTATTTTTCAATTTGTCTTTGTTAAGTGAAATCGTAAATTTACCTGCACTTTGCTTTATCCTGCTTCCCAAACTTTCGTCAATTTTTAAAATATCTTCAAGGCTTAATTCGCTTGAAATTACTGTTTTTAACTTGTTTAGGTATCTAAAATTAATTAGCTCCCAAGTCTTTTCAATGTCTGGTGAGGTTAAATTTGGCAATTCCTTTTGCCCTTTAGCTTTTTTAAAGAGATCGTCTATATATAGGCACTCTACACGCTTTAGCTTTTCAATAAATGTGTTATCTTCAAAATCTTTTAGCTTGTTTATGTCTTCGTTCCAAATCATATATTTAACTCTTATGTGATTTCTTGATTGATAATTTAAAATGGCACTGCATATATGTGTCTTGCCTGTTCCACTTTGACCACCAATAAAAAACCAGTCTTTTCCCTTTGCGTTTTCTTCCGCAAGGCTTTTTATATTAACTTGCCAGTCATCTTTTGCTATAAAGTTGTCAAAGGTCTTTTCTAGCAATGGTTGTATACCGCTATTTTTAGCCTTTATGCTTTCTCTTTTATAGCTTAAACACTCGCATTCTTTTAAAATCATGTAACATCTAGTATCATTGCCATTTACATCTTTTTCACCTACAACTTCTGCTATGTATCCTCTCCCCTTGCATTTAGGACAATTAGTTTCGTTGCCGGTAGTGCTGTTGTATATCTGCATTTCGTCCAAAGATATAGCTTTAGTTCTTGTAAAGAGATTGACTTTTAGATTCATGATTTTCTTTGTTAAGTTAAAATACGTATCCATATTTTGAATTCTCCTTAATCGACTTTTCACGTTGATAAGGATGATCTTTAGGCAGTTCATAGAAACTCTGCCAGCCCTTTTCAATTGACTGGTTTATAATTTCTATCTGCTCATCTCTGTCCATCGATAGATTTTTTAAAGAATTAATATTAAGCTTTAAGGCTCGTGCCGTCAGTGGTTTTTTTAGCTTGCTCCTTGCCCTATAAAATTCTTTTAAGGCGTCTATCAAGTCTATATCATCTCCTGCAAAGTCCTTGATAACTTTCTTTATGCCTTTATCTGTGCTAATAGAATTTATAGCTTTATTTGCTTTTTCTTCTGGCGTATCTTCTTGAACTTCTTTTTCACTTTTAGAGGATTGTGTTTTTTCAGTATCTTTTATATCAACATCGATGTTTTTAATTTGAGATTCCACCTCCCCCTTTTCCCCTTGGGGGGATATAGGGGGGTTATTATTATATGTTATTATTCTATTGTTATATTCTATGTGGTCGTTTTGACTACATACTATGTGGTCATTTTGACTACATGATTTAGTCGGGCAGTCGTTAATATAATAAATATTTCTAGATAATCCATTGCTAATTTTTACTTGCTGTATTTTTATAATATTTTTCTCTTGTAATTCCTTTAGATACTTGTAATATCTTTTAATGCTAATACCTAGTTCTTTAATAATAGTTTCTCTTAACGGATAAGCTTTAGACTCACTTCCAGCAAATCCACAAAAATATGAGTAAATAGCCTTAGCTTCTATTGAAATACTATTGTCTCTCAAAATACTCCTTTTAACTTGTCCAAACCCTGTATCTCTTATAATTTGCACTTCGTTTCTATCCATTTTTATCTCCTTTACCAACTAGCAACTATATTTTTAACTTCTTCAACTTGCTTAGCGTTCAAACCCTCTAATTTTTCAATCCCATATTCTCGCCTTAACCAATTCACAAAATTTTCTGACGGTATGCCCTTAACCTTTAACACTTCTGCTATCTCTAATCTATATTGGTCTATTGTTTTTTGGTTTAATTGTCCTTTATTTGAGTTGTTTTTATAGTTATTATTATCCACAGTAGCTTTTTTTTGCGTTTTTCTTCCGTAGGAATACCTTTGATTGCCCTCACTATCAATAATTGTTAAATAAGCAATCTCACGCTCGCTATTATATTCAATTTCCCTTACATAAAATTTTGACTTAGTTTGATACTTGCCCTTATTCTGTGTAACTTCCCCTTGCAGTGGTGTAATAAATATCGATGGTGCAGAATAAAGCTCCCTGCCAATACCTATATTTGTACAAGCTCTTTTAAAAGAATCAGATGCTTCTCCCTTTTCCCCTTGGGTATAACTTGGTATCCCGACATCTTGTTTAGAGACCCATTGTTTTTTATCCTCATCATAAACACTTACTGTACAAAACAAATTATTGTTGACTACACTATGCGTTCTTTGCCAATTCATAGGTCCAAAAGTTTCGTCAAGGATTTTCATGTCAACCCTTGCGTCCTTATACAAAAGGACGCTTATATAATTTGGTTTTATCATTTGCACACGCACATCAATTTCATTAGCTTTTAGTAGCCTTATATCTTTCATAGTCCACCTCAATATTTAACATTAAAGTTTCTATATTCAGTGATTTTTATTCCCTCGATGATTTCTCCATTTTCATCAACAACAGAATCACCTGCCACTTTTAATGACTTTTTAAGTTTAGACTTATCAACTGACTTCTTTATTTTTATATACTCATCTAAATGTTTATCTTCTAAATCTTTTAAAAGCAAATCCTCATCATAATTCCATTTCTTTTGGACTTTTCCATAGGAAGCTGTGCCCTCTACTGTCTTTAACTTAAAGTTTTTATCTTCCGCCAATCTTTTATCTGTATAAATTTGAATAAGACCCTTGAAGTAGGCTTCATCATCTTCCGCCTTTTTAATTCTCTCTTCCTTAAAATTTTCATATCTCTTTATTTGTTCATCAGCGTATTCTATGAACTCATCTTTTTGTTTTTTAATAGCTTTTAACTTTTCAAAGCACCAATCACAGCCTGCTAAATCTTTAATTTCAAAGGTTTCTCTTTCTTCAACATCTTCAACATCTTCTATATCATCAAATATTTTTAAATTTTCCATTTTATCCCCCTTAAAGACTATAAATTTCAATTAATTCATCTATGTTCTTTTCTAATTCCTCAGTAATCTTTTCTGCTATATAATCTTGGTCATAGTCAAACACATTGCCAATACTTGAACTAATTAAGCTTTTTATTCTTTCTTTTTTATAATTTTCAATAGCTTCTGTCTTAGTTTTATATAAGCTTTCACCGTCTATCGTATAAGCCTTAGTTTCTCTTAAATTTCCCTCTATAAATTCTTTATAATTATTAAATTTCATGCTATTACTCCCTTTATCACTTTTTCTATATGTTCTTCTTCTAGCTCTAACTGCGTTATCTTGGATCTAATGTCCGCCATGTTAAGCCCTAATTCATGTTTTAAATTAATATCATAAGATTTGTAGTAGAGGTATTCTGACCTCTTCCACTCATTCCTTAAATCCTTTATTAAATCATTCATTTACAACTCCACATTTCTATAATTTGTGATATAATAAGGGCAAATATTTATTTGTTTTAAGTCCTTTTACTTTGGTAGGTGCGAGGACTTTTTTATTTGCCTTATTCACTTTTTCTCCTTTTTAAATACTTATCTTTCACATACTTTGAAAACTTCCCGTAATCTTGGAAAACATCGATCCCACATTGTCTATGATAAGATTCCGTTTCCTCTTCTAGGAACTTTCTATAATCTTGTATTTCAAAATCTTCTCTATCGGCAATGTTCTTTTTCTCAAAATATGCCCTTAAAATTCCTGTGGCAGTTCTTCTATTTGCTTTCAATCTCATCACCTCACTAAAAACTTAAAAAAACTGTCAATAACTTCTACACCTGCGTACAAAAACCAAAATATAAATTTAATGGAAATCAAACTTATAAAATATAAGGCTTTCGCAAGAATCAGCAAGCCTATCAATCTCCTGATTGTTAATAAGATGTTATATTTACTAACTTTAATCATCTCTATCCTCTCTTTCCTTTTGCCACTTTTTAAACTTTTCTGCCATGAGATTTATAAAAGCGTCCCAGTCAGCCTGTGTATCGCTATATTCGATGGCAACGTCAAAATTCTTGTCCATAAGATCCCCCTAAAAATTTGTTAGTAAAGTAAATCTGTCCTTTACCAGTCATCTTTGTTGTTGTAGTTGTTCTTGTACTGCCATCGGGGTTATTAATTACTCTTACTTTTGTCTCAAAAAGCCCTTGTTCCATAGATCTTTGCGTAGGCTGATTTCGTCTTTCTCCGCCCTTACAGAGATAACCTTGGTCTCTTAGTAGAGCAAATAACCTGTTCTGTCCCATGTTTGGTAGACCATTTTGTTTTAATCTTTTTGCAAACTCGCCTATAAGGATTGAGTTCTCAGCAACTTCGCAGGAATCGGAAAATAAAGCTTTAGGTCTATTTCTTTCGTTTTCTTCTTCGGCTGCAATTCTTCTTTGCTTCTCTTCTTTGAGAGTTGTTGCAAGTTGTATTAGATAATCGGGATCTGTAAGAGTCCTTTCAATGACTGTTTCTGTCATGTATGCTCCGTGCTTTCTTATACTTGGTAATACTTCTGATGTAACCCAATCGGCAAATCTTTCTGCTTCTGGTTTTCGACTTTGGAAAATTAGTTTGTAGAGATTCGACTCATTGATAAAATTTGCTTGTTGCCTTCCACCGTTTGTAAGGATGTCGGTAGTAGCGACCCCCTTTGAGTTAAGCCTTGATTTAGCATCTCTTGTATTTTTAATTTCTAGAATTTCGCATACATCGTTTAAATTGAAATAAGGCTCATCATTAATAATCGATGTTCTTACTTGACCAAAATCTTTATTTTCAAAAATTCTTAAATCATTCATTTTTGATCCTTTCTTTTAAATCTCTAAAATTTTTTTAATCTGTTCCAATCTATCACTGTTGTTTCTATTGCCCTTGACTATGTCAAAAGCATAACCAACACTGATTTCCATCTCTTCAGCTAACTTTTGATAAGTGTAGCCCTTTCTTTTCATTGCAATGCTAATTTTTTCTTCCAAAGAAAGATCCCTGATTGTCATATTCTCACCTGCCTTTATAAGCTTTAGATTTTGTCTTGCGTTTTGTTAGATTTTATGCTAATATTTAAGCATAAAAATAACACTTGATTAACGGCTTGGTAATCCTAATCACAAAATTATTTTTATAAAATTTAAGTGCTAAATTTATGCTTAATTTTTAGCTTAAATTAAGTATAATAGATTATATTCTAATTGTCAATAGATTTTAATCTATTGTTTTAAAAATTTTTAGCACTTTTGAAAGGTGTGTAAAAATGAATAGTTATGAAATGTATGAAAGGATACAAAAGTTAATTTCAGAAAAAGGAATTACAGTAGCTGAACTTGAAAGAAGAGTTGGAGTAAGTAATGCAACTATATCAAGATGGCAAAAATCAATTCCATCTGCTGACAAATTACAAAGAGTAGCAAAAGAGCTTGGAACAACAATGGATTACTTAGTTACTGGTAACGAAGAAGACACTCAGAGTAAAATTATTGCTCGCGAAGCAAGTGGACTTACAGATAGTCAAGTTGCACTTATACGAAATATGATCAAAGAATTTAAAGAAAGAAATTAAAAAGGGTGTGATTAATTGGACTGGAGAAGCGACTATTATTTATACGAAAGAATCTCTCATTTTTTAAAGGTAAATAATATAACAGATTATTTTGATCCATTTTTCTACTGTCGAAGTATGGGCTGAAATTTGATCCCTTATACTACTGACGGCTTTCAAGATGACAGATTTTTTGAACTTTATGACATAAGTGAAGATGGATTTAGTATTTATGAAAACAATGAGTATTATATTTTTTATAATCCTTTGAGATACGAACCACGAATTAATTTTACAATCTCGCATGAAATTGGACATATAGAATTATTTCACCATTTCCTATTACCTCAAAAAGTTTTGATGAGTTCCAGGTATAAACATACTGTTTGGGAAAAACAAGCAGATACTTTTGCAGGAAATATTTTAATGCCAGCAAAAGAATTTAAAAATTTGAGAGACCTTAATCGAAAACCTTATGTCGAAGGATATAGATATGGAGTAAGTAACCAAGCTTTGCAAGTACGATGGAATACCCTTGATTATGATCTTAGGCAGTTTAATAAAATTAATCCTAATGAGGTGATTTTATGAAATTAATTTGGTTTCTTATCATAGGCTGGTGGTATTTACCTATTAAATGGGTCTTCAAACTCATCTTTTCAAATAATTCAGCTCAAAAAGTTGGTAATGATTTGAAATTTGAAGTAAGAACCTGGAATGAGTTTGCCGACAATATTAAAATGTGGCAATCGCAAAACGCTAGGAATCAATGGATAGGTGCTCATTACACTGAAAAACCAACTTATCAGTATTCGTAGCAAAGTAACATCCCAGTAAACTTTGTCGCAGAGCCTACTAATGAATATGACAATAAAGCAATTGCAGTTTATCTTGATGGATTGCACATAGGATATGTCCCTCATGAAATAAATATGAAATATCATGACTTTATATTAAACACAGGAACTGCTATAGCAGAGATCCATGGTGGCAACAGAAAAAAACTTGATGAGCATGGAGATGTAATTATAGAAAAATTTGACCCAATTGTAGAAGTTAGCATAATCAAAGATTAGAAAGGAGAAAATAAAATGAAAAAAAACGTTAAAAATGTATTAGCAATTGGATCTATCGCATTACTTTTAACAGCTTGTGGTGGAAAGACAAACGAGGTTAAAAATGAACCCCCAAAAGAAAATAAAACTAATGCAGTAGAATCTGTTGAAAGCAAACAAGAATCATCAAAAGAAAGTAACATCTTTGAAGATGAATCAGCAAAAGTCATTATCAAAAATTACGAATTTCTAAAAAGTCAATATGATGAGAATGTTGACATTGTAGCACTTACAATAGAATTCACAAATAAAACTGATGAAGCCGTTGACCCTTGGTTTGGTACTCCACTAAAAGGAGAACAAGAAACTGATAAAACTATAGAATTGCTTGATGGTGCAAATGGTCTTTTCCCTGAAGATTATAAACCAGACCTTGTTGCTGCATCTGATGTACAAGTGAAACCAGGTGCAACTGTAGAAGCTGTTATTGGCTATCAACTAAAAATAAAAGATAGCCCAGTATATGTTAGAGATTGGGACGGAAACTTTGAATATGTATTAAATAAATAACCATAAAAAATAGAGAACGTGACAAGCACATCCCCTAATAAAGTGTTATAAATAACGCTTTTACCTTTGCAAAACAATTATACCACATTTGTTTAATTAATTCTATTAGATTGATTTTTTGTATCCTATTTAGGAGGCAAAATGGCAATCAAAGACTTAGGTGGCGGTCGCTACCAAATACGAATTGATAAGAAAGATTATAGCACAGGCGCAAGGAAAACAAAAACCTTGACCCTAGAAACTGAACTTACTGGTAGACAACTAGATGCTTTGTTGTTTACCAAGGAAGCCGTGTTAGAAAGAGAGGTAGATAAAGAATTAAATGAAGTTTCCAATCCTGGAGACTTAAATTTAAAAGATTACTTTGAAAAGATATTTATAAAAAATAAAAAGCGTGAGCAAAACACTATCGACTGGTATGTAAGATACCTAAGAAATAGAACTTATACTTTTTTTGGCAACAAGAAAATTAAGACTATAAGTGACTTAGATGTAAAAAACTTTTTCTCTATGCTTGATAATGCTAAAAAAGCTAATGGCAAGCCATTGTCACAAAAAACTAAAAAACATTATTTGACAGTCTTAAAAGCAATTTTTGAGGACTGCGTCGATAGAGATCTCATGAATAAAAACCCTGCAAGTAAAATTCAAGTTAATGTACCCAACAGACCCTTGTCTGTATCTAAGTTTTACACTCCAGATGAGTTAAAAGAAAACTTAGAAAAACTGTCAGAGTATGCTACTACTGATAAATTAACTTATTTTGTCTTATCCTATGTCTGCGGCTTTAGACCTGCTGAAATTATGGGACTAGTATGGAATAAAGTTAGCTTTGAAAGAAAAGAAATCCTGGTGGACAAGTCTTTAGCAGCTACAACAAAGGGATACATCTATAAAAGCACAAAAAACGAGAATGTCAGGACTTCAATTTTGACTGACTATGCACTGTCGCTTTTAAAAGTCCATAAAAATAACGAGAAAATGAAATATACAGAATTAAAATTAAAAATTCCTTTTGAAGAAAACTATGTCTTTACCTTAGACGATGGATCTCATTGGGGCAAAGGAAAATTCCGAGATTTCTGGTGTAAGTTTTGTAAACAACATGGATTAAGATATATACCGCCTTATGGACTAAGACATACAAGTGCAACTCTGCTAGCCTATGCAAATGTCCCTTTGCCAAGCATAGCTAAACATTTGGGAGACTACAGCATAGAGTCAGCTCAAAAATATATACACGCAGTTGAGGATAACCGAGATATATATGAGAGTGCCTTTGACTTACCAAACAGAGTTAAAGTTAAGAAAAAGGATAATGTAATATCTTTTTAA